TAGTATTACCCCTCACCTCGAGCCCATCGGCCCCAGATAAGATAACAGAGCACTATAAAAGGCGACCTTCTGATAAGAACTGTCGCATTTCACCATGGCTTATCTTAGGGCAAGGTACACCAACCGCCGCTTCAGCAGAAGAGGATTACGCCAAGTGCAACGTAGGCGCAGACTGATAAGAAGACGCCGACCACGCAAATCTAATCTTAGTTGTAAGTTTACAACTAATCTCGTTCTCAAACAGACCACCGGCATTCAATACGCCCATATCGCACCGGCTCTCGAGGATTTCGCGGAAACTACCAATCTCATTACCAACTTCGAATATTACAAAATTCGAAAAGTTCGTATAACCGTTACACCAAGAAACAATGTCGCCTACCAAGGACAAACAGTACCGGATTACGTTATCGCTCCTTTTCATCATCCTGTTGACGATAAGTCAATTAGCGTTGACAGTTTACTTACTCTCGATCGTCATAAGAAGTATAGAGGCACTCAACGTGGACATATGACCTTTAAACCAGCTGTTATCGGATTAGCATCTACCTCCCTCGACGACTCATCAGGAACCTACGCTACTATGCGATGGAGCCCTAAGATTCTTATCACTAATAATACAACACCCCAACAAGTTAAACATTTCTGCGGCCTCTTGGCCTTTGCACCCCAAGGATCAAACGCTCAGGAATACGAGATAACCCTCGACGCCTATTGTACATTTTATAATCAAAAAATAAATAAGCTTTTGTAATCTTTATTCGAGTAAATTCGTTATTGTACATTCACCGGCGATAAGACACCAGTACTCATAGATATCTATCTGTAATTTTGAGCACTTCGTCATAGGCGAGCCATCCGTAGTAGTCATCGACGATGACGGTCGTTTCACCGTTATACCCGTCCCACCAAGGACCCCGGGTCTTGTAGTAAACTCCGCCTTCAGCAGCGGCTCCAACTTCCGCGGCTTTTCGGGACTTTCCGGCTCCTGGATCTCCATAATAGACGATAGTCTCGGTCTTCCAATTTCGCTTCTCTCTTTCAGATAACATTCCAAACAGTTTTTCAATTCCCCGATGGTACTTAATAAATTCACAAGGATGTCGCTCGACCACTTCTCTGAGTCGCTTTGCTCCCTTAACTGTTTGAACAACGTCTGCCAAGTCTGAACGGTACCCGGGCCCACTCGGGGTTCCGCACTCCCAGTAGTCACCCCCTTTAGTACAATACTCTTTGTTCTGTACATCGCTCCCCTTAGCTGGCTCGATGTGCGCACGATCTCCGACAATAGTTTTGATCGTCCCAAATTCTCGTTTGGATTTGAAGTTAATAAATCCTATAAAAAACAAATTGAGAGTGTGCTTGTGGACTGTAACCGGCCACAGACTACGCGTGTATCCGGCCACAAAACCAGGGGTCCCCACAGATAGGGTCCTGTAACCAAGAAGGAGCCAAGGGTCCCCCCGGCCTGAACTTTCGTTACCTTGTAGATGTGGTGTTCCAGTTTCAGGAGCTGTCTCTCGACCGACAACACAGTATTGATAGATTTCCACATAAGACTGGATGCGTACAAAGTCATCTTCACAGTAATTATTGAGAGTGAACACTATACGTTTAAGCCGCTGTCTGGCACTCATTGTGCCGTTATAGAGACAGCGTAACACATATATACCTAGACGGACCGCCCCCTTCAAGTCACGAGGTGAGGGCA